AGAGGCTCAGCAAAACGCATACGTTCGATAGCGTCTGTACCGAAGTCGTATGGTCTCATCTTAACTTCATCACCTTCGATGAAGATCATCATCTCATCAGAAGATGTATACGTTGAAGTATCAAACAGGAATGTAATTGTAGTTACACCGTTTGATAACGTACTAGCGAAGGGGAAGTCTGGATCAGATCCATCAGATGTCTCTGTGAATGCTGCCGATATCTGATTAACACTATCAGCAAAGTTGTACATTACAACGTTGGCAGTCGCATTGGTGATCAAGAGAATCTGATCAGCACTGACTTTATCCAGAACTTTTAATGTTCCAACACCAGAAAGACCAGGTGAAAAAACATAGTCTCTTATTTGCCTTTTAGCCATTTAAAATTTCCCTCGATCTTTTTATGAAAGCGCAATTGCTAATGCAGTTACAGATGAATCTACAGCACTTTTGGACATTGCATCATTAGGCGCAGTAGCTCTACCTAGATTCGTTATTTTATTATTTAGAAGACTTAGATCAGCACCAACTCCAGTATTGACACCTAAAGTCCCTGCTACGATAGTGTTACCGTTAGCATCAACTGTAAACTTATTACCACCAACACCAAACGTAGTACCAGCAGCGACAGCAGCGTTAAAAGCAGCACTCTCCCCTATGACAGCACCAGCAGCATCAACACTGAATGTGGGAGCAGTTAGATCAGCACCACCTTTGATGCCATTATTAACTCCAAGTTCTCCTTCCACAGTTGTATTAGTACCCTTAAGAGTTGCGTCTCCCACAACTTCAAGAGCTCCACCAACATCAACATTACCCTGTAGATCTGAATCTTGTACAACAGTGAAGTTACCGTTAACAGAGAAGTCAGTAGCAACAACGTTATACTTAAACTTACCGTATACAGCAAAACTCAGACAATTTGCATCCTCTGCCCATATTATGATTTGATCATCACCTGTTGCTTTTATGTCAGTTCTTTGGTAGAATGTGCGTGGAAATAGTTTTGTGTTATAATTTAAGTAGTTAGATGTTGGTAAAGTAGCCTGTCCAGCCTCTAAGATTCCAATTCTGAATCTAGTTGGTTGTGAACTCTGGTTAGAGATGAAGATCGAAAGTTCTACATCCTCTCCAGTAGGTACTGTATACAAACTTGTATTCGTTTTGCCATTCGTGAGCAATACCGAATTTAAGAATCCAGAAGCAACTGGGTTATCTACTACTTCTCCATGCACCAAGAAGGACGTAGACTCGAAATCACTATATACAACTAGACTTTGCTCATTGGCATAGTACATAGTTTGTGTTTCGTATGTCTCTCCTGCTGCAATCTCTAAGTCGTATAAGATATAATTAGACGGAGCAAATGCTAACAATGCACCACTAGAAACCCCAACTCTGACTCGTACAGGATACGGACTCTGGTGTGCAATTGAAATCTTCGCTTCTACTAGCTTGCCAGCTGGAGCAACATGGAGAACTGTTCTGGTTTTAACCTGTGGAACAATTGCTGCTAGAGCACCATAAGTAGCCATAACTTTAGGGTTTATAATACAATCATGTTTATTTATAAGTTAGACTGAAATGAAAATTCTTACTGGATTTAATGGATTTATTGGAAAGAAGTTTGCCGATAAGCTTGGAAGAGACTATATCGGAATTGAACAGAAGAATTGTTTTCAGTTAATTGATAGTTTACCTATCTGGGATAAGATCACAGAGATCATCCACATGGGAGCAATCTCCTCGACAACTGAAAGCAACATCGCAGACCTCACAGTATATAACGTAGAGTTCACTCTTCGTCTGTTCAACAAAGCAATTGAACATGGTATACCTGTCAAGTATGCTTCCTCTGCATCAGTATATGGAAACCAACCAGGTGAAATGAATCCATTAAACTTCTATGCAATTTCAAAATTGCAAGTTGATTACTGGGTTTATGACAATATTGAAAAATTTAAAAACATTCAAGGGTTTAGATTCTTTAATGTATATGGAGAAGGTGAAGAGCATAAAGGAAACCAACGTAGTCCTATTAGCAAATTTGTCTCCGAAGCAAAGATGAACAAGAAAATTAAAATCTTCAAAAATTCTAAGAAGATGGTGAGAGACTTCATCTATGTAGATGATGTAGTGGATCTTGTTCTAAACAACAAGGGAGGATCAGGAATGTATGATATTGGTACAGGACACCCATACTCTTTTAGAGATATTGCTGAGATTGTTTCAAAGAAATATGGTGCAAGGATAGAAGAGATTGATTTCCCAGAACATTTACAAGGGAAGTATCAATACTATACATGTGCAGATATGAACTGGGTAGATGGTTATAACTTTACTAATGTAGAGGAATATATCAATCGCCCCGAACCACCCGATACGAGTCTTCTTCAAAGTGCTCGGTAGAAAATTCGAATAGTTCTACGTCTGTGATGCCTTCCATCATATGTCTAAGACCAGGAGGTATATAAAACTTATCTCCTGGTTTTAATATAATGGTGTCTGCATCAATGAAATCATCTCTATAACCATAGGTCATCTTTAATTCACCACTCTGGACATAGAATGTTTCATCTTTAATCTTGTGATAATGGTATGAGCACTTCTTACCAGCATTAAAAAATAGAAGTTTTCCACAATACTTTTCAGAATTGCAGATCCACTTCTCATATCCCCAACCTTTCTGTACAATTTTCATGCAAAGAAGTCCTCAGAATTAATACCTTTGTCATCAATGAAATAAGTTGCATGGAATTTACCCATGTGTAACTTATCAAATTTACATCCCCATGACTTAAGTTGATTATAAGTTAGGTCATAAAACGCTTCGTGTGCTTTAATCCCATCACCTTTAAATCTACCCATGCCTCTAGCAGTATAGAAAATAATACTATTACCTTCGTCGTATATTTTATTTAACTTCTCTATCCGATCCATCATTGGTTCGGATTTTTCATACTGTCCTACAGGAGTATCACAGATAGTCCCATCAATATCAACTACGTATATCATTTATGTCATCTCCACAAAGAACGTATGTACCATGATTTTGAACTGCTATAGCAGCAGCCTTATTAGCATAAGGAATTGCTTTTTCTATTTTACCATACTCTAAGTAAAAGTAAACCAAAGCACAAAGGAATGTATCTCCTGCACCTGCTACATCAAAACAAGGAACTGCTTCACCTGGATATATCTTTCCTTTATACTCAGCACCAGCAGAACCTTTAGTAACAATCTTATTTCTGTATATACCTTTTAACTTAGAGTCTTCCAACTCATTGATCTTGATGAAGCATCCTTTCTTAGGAAGTTTATCCTTCTTACTGTCTATGAATACAGGACCATTAAATGCTTCTACCAATTCAAAAATCTTTTCTTCTGATAAAAATCCTTTGTCATAATCAGATATGATCATGGCATCAAATGGTTCACCAATAAGATCTCTATGTGGTGTGCTAGTAGGATAAGTATCACCAGTTGGTAACTCCCATCCATAGTCAGCAACTTCATCATTCTCATCCAGTCTCATTAGTTGTTGATTAGAACGTTCATCAACATACCTAGTCTTAACTGGTTTTAATTCATTGGTCATCAAATATACATCCACACCAAATGACAAGAGGTTTTGTCTTACGTTACTTGCCATTCCGTCTGCTGTTTCAGTACGAATGTATTCCATTACTGGTACAGGTGCTTCAGGACTTAACCTAGTACACCTACCATAAACATATTTGTCAATACATGTCTCCCCTATAACGATGACCTTGTATTGTTTTTGTTGTGGAATATTCTCCAATCCTATCGAAGAACTCAACTCTTTTTGCATACTCACGTCCTACTACATCTCCGTTTTTCCAGTCAGAACCTACTACTAGTATATCAGGGTTTATGATTTTAATCAATTCTTCAAGCTCTTGTCTTGAATCGAACGTATGGATTACGTCCACTGCTTTCAAAGAACTCAGTTGATACTTTCTATCCTCTAATGGATAGATGGGTCTATCTGGTCCTTTATCTGCTCTGACCTTTCGGTCAGTATCGATACCCACTATAAGCATAGTCCCTAGAGACTTAGCATAGTTTAGTAGTTCAAAATGTCCTCTATGAAGGACATCAAAACATCCATTAACCCAAATAATCATGTGTATTTTTTATAAACATTGCCATGCATTTGATTTGGATGCTGATTTTGTTTTAGATGTGGTGCATCAATATCAGCACAGAAGAAAGCAGTTACGACATGCTTTGAATCCATTGTAGATTTATTACCTCTGTGTGGATATAACTGATTGCAAGGGAAGATTAAAAGTTTACCTTGTTCAGGTTCACATTTGTAATCTAGATCAGGAAACTCAGTTTCCCCACCACCTCTGACATTATCCAAGTAAATGATCATGGCATAGAGTCTTGATAATAATAGTGGATCCATTGGGGATATGTCAATATGATCCCTAAACCATCCATTATTTTTATCATAGCATCTAATAGAATGATCGTAAGATACTAGAGGTGCTCTCCAAAGAAGTTTGTCTTTAGCACCCCATTTATAGAAATTATTGATAGCACGATCAGATTCAATTGCTAACTGACACCAAAAATCTTGTCCAATGATAGGAACTACTTGTCTACATTTTTTATGTACCTTGTCAATTTCACCCATTCCAACACCACCTTCCTCATGGAATCTGGTATTAGTCCAGAACCAATTTTTCCATGCTTCACAATCTTCTGCTGGCAGAAAATTCTTTTCTTCGTATATAAGATCTGTTAATTTCATAGTAATTGTTTTAGGTCTCTTTTAGATAATCTTTCTTCTGATCGTTCCACTGAATTTGGAATGAATAACAGTTCTGCTCTTTCTGGTAAGTAGAGATATTGAATCTCACTTTCTCGCATAGTTTTTAATGCATCATCTATAGTTTCAACTATAGTATCTCCAGCTAGATTGAAAGATGTGTTGAATAATATAGGCACATCTGTTATGTTATAGAATGCCTCTATTAATTTATAGTAGTTTGGATTCTGTTCTTCTGATAGAGTTTGAATCCTACACGTATCATCAACATGAGTAATACAAGGTATCCTTTCAGGTTGTAATACATCTACTGCATACATCATATATGGTGATTCATATAATCTATTCATATCAAACCATTCATGTGCATGATCAGCAAGTACTGTTCCAGCAAAAGGTCTCCAGTGTTCTCTCTTCTTTACTGTATTGACTTTATCCTTTCCAGTAGGATCACGAGGATCATATAGTATAGATCTGTTACCAAGAGCACGAGGACCATTCTCAGATTTACCTTGAGCAATAGCAACTATATGACCTTGACTAATTAAATCAGCAACACTTTCAGGAACAACCTCAGATACTTTAAACTCATCATCTTTTAACTTATAATCATACTCCAATGATTGTCCAAAGTATACATTGGTCAATGGTTTTATTTTTTTCTTTCTATATTGTTTAGGGCATTCTCTTGCATAGGTTATATACGCTGCACCCATAGCAGTACCACAGTCACTAGACATAGGTTCTACATACAGATTAATCTCTTTAGGTAACCTCTTTAATATTCTATAATTACCAACACAATTTAAAGCACATCCACCAGTAAAGATAATATTATTAGATCCAGATAATTTATGTGTCTCTAAAATTCTTTGGTACACATATTCTTCAAAATCTTTTTGTAATTTATAACAAAGATCTGCATCACGTTGAAACTTATCTTGTTCATTCTTAGAATATGAAATGTAATCCCATGGCCGTACTCTTGCCATAACATTCTTATGCTCATTATAATCTGCTAGAGCAAATATATCCTCATTACCTCCAGCATCAGATATCATTTGTTTTATTCTATCATTGGGTTCTCCATATGATGAAAGACCCATAGTTTTACCACACTCTAAACTATCCCATCCAAGATATTCTGTGATACCAGAATATACAAATCCAACACCAATACTTTTTAGCTTCTCTACAAATGGTGGTGCTCCAGCAACCCACTGATTTGAATATCCAATAATCTTTTGACTTAAACATGATGCTGCATTAGGATCTTCATTGAAATAGAAGATACTCTCATGCTCCTTACCCCACTCATGGTCAGCACCAGCACCATCTATTACAAGGATACCTGCTTTATCGAATCCTGAATTATAGAACGCACAAGAGGCATGTAGAGAATGGTGATAATCCTTTGCTTCTACATACCTCTTAACTTTAATCCCTATCTTCTTAATATATTTAAAGTATGGTCCAAAATCACATTTGGTATTGTATAGATGTGTGTAAGCACATAGATCAATTTCCTTAGTGTATTCAACTACTTTATCCAGAGCATTGAATACTTCTCTGTCATATTTGACATGTGTTAATCGTTCTTCCTGTAAGGACAACACTACTTCATTGTCTTTCATAAGACATACAGCAGCATCATGAGATCTATTAACACCAAGTATCCACATAATTAAACAGGATTAAAGTTTATGTTTAAAACTAAACGTTCAGTTGTGCTCTCTGGATAGCGAGAGGCATGATATCTTCGACCATCAAATAAAACTAATCTACCTGATTTAGGTGTCACAGTTTTTTCAACAGTAAAGAGACTGGGGTCATACCCATTAATGAATCTCTTGATATTAGGATCTAGAAATTCCTTAAAGAAATGAGTATCACCATCACTATCATTAAGGTAATAAATTGCCGTGTATTTCAATCCATCACCTTGATAATCAACATGTGGAACATGATGAGGTTGTCGGTTCTTGTTCAATGTAAAGAGACCCAATCTTAATTGAACAAGATCCTTGATAGTCATGTTAATTTTTTCTTCCATCGAATACAGAAGAGGAACGAAAATATCATACCACTCAGAATCTTTTCCCTCTCTGCCCCAAAGGATGTGCATGAACCCAGTAAACGAAGCAGCCTCAACATCAGTCTTAGAATCATTAAGTTTATTCTGTTCCCAATACCACAATGGTGATGTTATATCACGATTGAAGTACCATGGAAACTTTGAATCCATGACTGTTTGCCTTAGATGCTCCTGATACCTAGTATTAACTACATCATCAATAACTAAGATATCTTCAAAATGATCAGTCATCAGACTTGTTAGGAACCTTGACTAACTTTTGAATTTCTGGGAGATACATATATTCGATCTCGCTTGTTTCTAATGTCTCTAACGCATCATGTATTGTTTCAACCAGAGGTTCACCTCCAAGATTGAAACTAGTGTTAAAGAGTATAGGTACACCTGTAATCTTATCAAAAGCATCAATAAGTTTGTAGTAGTGATCATTCTGTTCCTCCGTCACAGTTTGAATTCTGCATGTATTATCAACATGAATCACTGATGGAATCTTGTCTTCCACACCATCATGACATTTCACAGCATACATCATGTGTGGAGTTTCTTCTCTTCCTTGAAGATCAAACCAATCATGAACAGTCTCTTTCTTAATAGAACATGCAAATGGTCTAAACCACTCACGATGTTTAACACCATTAACAATATCCTTACCATCTTTAATAGTAGGATCAAAGAGAATAGATCTATTACCTAAAGCACGAGGACCACCTTCTGATCTTCCTTGGAAGATAGTTACAATATTACCTTCACGAATAAGTGCAGCAACATCATCATAGGTAGTATCTTTTACATCTAAACCAGCAATAGCTTCTTCATAAGTAGCAGGATCATACTGAGGACCATAGTAAACAGATGCTTGCTTTCTAGGTTCTTCATTATCAGTAAGTTGATGTAACTTATAAAGTGCTCCACCGATAGATGTACCACCATCATGTGAGATAGGTTCACAATAGATGTTTAGATCAGGGAAGCGTTCCCAATACTTATAGTTTGCAACACAGTTAAGACCATAACCACCACAAACTACAATATTCTTTTCACCAGTTAACTCAACTGCTTTCTCAATCAACTCACACATACGTTCAGAAGTTTCTTCTTGAATCTTATATGCCATATCCTTTTGGATATCTGTATGATCAAGTCTCTCACCCTTTGGATGATATTTCATATCCTCAGAAAGGATAGGGAATCTTGCTGCATTGATTTGAGCAGCATTAGGATATGTTGGCACAATCAAATCTCTATTACCCCAACCATCCCTAAAGAATGATGGTATCTCATCATTTGGTTTACCATATGGAGCAAGACCCATAAGTTTACCTGCTTCAATAGCAGGGAACCCACAATACTGTGTTACTGCTTCATACATTTTAGTATGACCAGGATATTCAGTAATGAATGTATTAGGTTCTGGTTCATGGAAACCAATAGAAGCTTTAGTTCCTACATGCTTCCATACTTGCTCAAACTCTTCTGGATACTCTGCATGGAAGATAGTTTCAAATTCATACAATGTATCTGGAACTTCTTTCATTTGTAAGAAACTTCCAGCACCATCAGCAATGACACATGCAGCAGTTTCAAAACCAGAATTATAGAAACCACATGCAGCATGCATTTCATGATGATTCAAATCAATGTAAGTTGTTTCAAATGTAAATTTCTTACGAGCAATCTTCCTTACAAATCCTTCATACATATGCTCACCAGTCCAATCAAGATTAGGACCAGATCTATGTGTATGACAAACAACTAAGTGATCAATATGATCAACATACTCAAATGCTTTGAGGATACCTAACATAGGAGATCCATCATACTTAAATCTACTAAGTCTTTCTTCTTCGAGATAGAAGACTATCTCACCGTCTACCATTAGACAGGTACTACCGTTGTGACCACGTGCAACCGCTAAAATAATCATGTTAACCTCACTTAGTTTTTAGTACATCAGCAAACCCTGAAGGGGTCTTACTCAATGGTTTAATATCACATTGATCAGCCATCAATGCTGGAATAAGATTTGGATTGTTAGACTTCTTTGTTTCTTTTGAACCTAAAGATGGCATAGGCATCATTTGTCCACCGCTAGCCTTCTGTTTCTTCATCTCTTCTTCCATCTGTAGAGTATAATCTACTTGTTGCTGCATCTCATCAGGAAGTCTAATAACTTTATCAGAAACTTTATAATACTTCTTCATCAGTTTATCAACCTCTTGCATGATAACAGATTCAACCTTATCATTCATTGCCATAATACGGTCATTGACTCGGTTGGTGTATTCATCAATGGTGATACGAATAGGATCATATACTCTTAAACCTTCTCCCATATCAAGAACAGAAAACTTCTTATCTTCTGGATAACTAATGTTTTCTTTGAATGTAGATCCTACAACTACAACTGCTGGTTTTTCAAATGCTTTTGCAATGTGTTGTCCAACAGAATCACAACCAATAAACAAATCAGCTGCTTTAATAGCACCAGCAAGTTCCCTTAAAGATCTTTGGACTGGATGAGATACAGTTTCTGTAAATCCTTCCTTCTCAAAATCAATTGTTAATTCTGATAAAAGAACAACAGAGTATTTTTTCTGTAACTTCTTAAGGATACTGATTACATTATTAAATTCGAAACTTCTTCCAGAAGTATCCATAATAATATTACCAGCAGTCTGAACTCCTCTACCAAATGGTTGGAAGACTACAGTTTTCTTTTTCTTAGTTCTTTGTCTGACTTCTTCTACAATAAAGATTCCAGTTGTTTCTTCTTCTCTGGAAAGTTTAACTGTTGGTTTAGGCAACTCTCTTGGTTCAGACAAACCATTGATCTCAATATCAAATGCTTGAGAGAGGTTGCATTTTTGATTATAGTAATGCCAGATTCTATATGGTTCTGGTGTAACTATATCTGTGTGTTTAATCTTGTCTTCGAAAAGATCTTTATGCCAATGGTCGTAGCATTTCCTGTGTAGAGAAGGATGACCTTTAAAGAAATCTGTACCACCTTCACAGACAATTACAAAGTCTTCGTCTGGGTGTTCTTCTTGATATTTTTCGAAAGCAGGGATGGAACAGAGTACACGTCCTGCACCACCATTTATAAAAAATGATTTGGGTCTCATAATATTTTAATATAGAATGATATAGAAGATTTATTCAACTTCGCTATTATTTATACGCATAAAAAAGGACGGATATTACTCCGTCCTTCCGATCCATCTCGAACTTTTTTATCCTCTCAAAATTTGAGGTTGTGCTTGCTCAATATTTGTAGGATCTGGTGTGTCTACTGACTTAGTTAATCCTGTTGCTGCATCGATTAACTCATCATAGTCACTAACACGATAGTCATATCCATCGATCCAAGGAGTACGAGGATCATCAGGGAATGGAATCATGTGAGGTCCCCAACCATCAGCAGCAGGGAACTTAGTATAGAGTTGATTTAATTCTGCAATGAAAGATGTAAGAGCAGCTCTTTGCTGATCAGTAAGGTTACCAGAACCACCATTTTCAGTTGCTTCTGCATCTAAGACTGCTTGAGCATCAGCCATTAATGTATCACGAGCACCTTTATGTTGATCCATTGTGATCCAAGGCTTGAACCAAGGAAGAGGTGACTTCCAAGCACCTGCTGCTTGATCATACTCAATCTCGTCAGCTGCATAGGCGTGATCAGGTGAGATTGGGTCAGGACGCTCATAATGAACTGTGTCATCACCAGCAATTTTATATTCTTTCTGAGGATAACCAGCTGCTTTACCAGTGTCTTTACCGAAATAAATTGAAGCGATGATTGCTTCCTCATCAGTAGGAGAGTTCATATCAATGAGAACTGCAATCTCATCTGCTCCAGCACGGATGTTTGCATGCTCTGTATCTTCAGCAGATGGTGCTCTGTTGAATGCGATACATGACTGGGATGGAAGAAGCTTACCACTTTCTTTATCGACAAACACAAACAACCAACGTGGTCCGTCATAAGTCCAAGAAGCAGTAAGACCTAGTGCATCCGTTTGTGCCAAGTAATCGTCTGGCACTTTATAAGTGAATGTTTTTGTGAAAGCCATAACCTTAGTTTACCTATACCTTGTTATTTATAAAATTAAATTAGTTTTCGTCGTACTTGTAGTTGATACGGATCATACCAGAAGTACCATTTTGACCGTAGCAGCATCCACCACCACAAGTCCAACCAGAAGGACCACCAACACCAGGAACGAAGTTGTGATCAGAGAATGATCCACCCCAACCTAGTTGAGCAGTTGCCCAGTGAAGTAAGCAATAACCACATCCACTGTCTTCACACTGGGTTCCAGTCATCCATCCACCCTTACCGTTAACTAATCCAGCAGGATAAGGAACATGTTGCTTATTATAGCAATGGTTATTGTAGCAGAATAGATAAGCAGCACCAGGAACACCATGTGCTCCACCATCTGCACCATGATAAGTTGAACAACAACCACCAGGACAACTACTTAAACAAATGCTATTCCATGTGCAGCAGCATTGGAAGCAACAAGAGCATCCTCCACCACCACCTTTAGCACAGAAGTTACTTAAGTTAGGACCAGAAATATAAGTTGAGTTACCCATATTACCACATTGAGAACCAGTTCTACCGCAACCAGGAGTACCAACGCAAAGATCGTAAACGCAATTTGCTAATACGTTCTTATCACATTGAAGACGTTTCCAAGCATATGCACCAGCACCAGCAGGAATACCACGTGAGCAGCAGCATGATGAACCACCGCCTCCTCCAGCACCCCAGAGTTCAAAGATAACATCACAAACCCCAGTAGGAACACACCATTGAGGATATCTATAGTAGTTGTAATTCGTAGAGAATTCACTACATGTTGATCCACAAGCACCAACAAAGTACTGAACACAATAACCTTCAGCAGGTAATTTTGCTAGTTTTGTTGTAGCGTCAGGAGCAGAAAGTCCTTCTAACGATTCTGACGTGACGAATCCTAATAGATCTCGTAAATTAGTGTTTGGCATTCTTAAGTTCCTCTATCCTCTTATTTAGTTAAAGTAGTACCAAGCGCAGTCTTCATTAGAAGTTTCTGACTTCAACCAGCAGGAGCAGTAAGTGATTCTAATTAGACCACCGCCTCCACGCCATCCGTAGCAGCATCCACCGCCACAAGCAGTAGCAGAAGGTGAACCAACACCAGGAAGACCTGGACCACCGTTACAGTTAATATTGTACGCCCAAGGAGTTGTACCTGTGCAGTACATATATTCATGGATACATGCATTACCCTGATAGTTCTGAGTAATATGTCCACCCATGTTAGAAATCAAACCAGCAGGATAAGGCATCATACCTTTAGCCCAACAGTTATTACCATCACAAGCATTGTACATAAATCCAGGTTTACCCTTCATCATGCAATCTCCACCGTATGAACATGAACCATCGCTATGAAGGTCCCATCCACCACATCCACCCCAAGAAACTTTATCTTGGCATCTATATGTTGAGTTCCAAAATGCCCAACAGCATGTCTTACCAGGAAGTCCACCATCAGCACAGAGGTTACTTAAGTTGCAACCACCGACCCATGTCTTACATCCTTTAATACCACAGCAGCATCTAGAACAACAAGTTGTTGATGCAACGCAAAGTTGATAACACCAACCACCTTGTATTAGAGGATACTCAAGAGTCTTTCTTACGTATGCTCCAGCACCACCAGGAATACCTTGTTGACAGCAGCAAGCACCACCGCCTGAACCGCCACCACCCCACAACTCGAAGGTTGCTTGAGTAGTTCCACAAGGTACGCACCAATATTGAATACAATAGTTTCTGTAACTATTGTCGCAGTTACCTTGGTTACAGTAAGGATGGAATAAGAACACCCTACCTTCATGGTTTCTTTCCAATGAAGTATTTTCTGCAACTGTTTGATCGATTGTTGAGGCAAATTCTCTGCCTAATAGATCTCGTAAATTCATTTGCCTTTCCTTATGTTTTGCAGAATAAAGTGATTCTTACTAGTCCATGAGCACCCTCAGAAGAACAGCAGCAACCGCCACCAAACACCTGAGCAGATGTACCACCAGAACCAGGAACACCGTTTCTCCAGCAGTCTCCTGAGAGTCCACCGTTGTTACCAGACATCCATAGTGTTTGTCTCCTACCACAAGATGCCATGTCAGGTTTTCTTGCAGCATTAACAACACCATAACGAGCACCAAACATAGGAGGGTTAGGATGATAATCCTTCTTCATGCACCAGTTACCACAACCAGGGTTGCAATCATAATGAATGTATGGTGAAAGACCGTTCCAATACCACTTACCCTTAGATTCACAAGAATCCATGCAATCGCTACTCTTAAGGTCATAATGTTCATACTGACCTCTGCAACATGCAGGACCACATTGGTGTATCCTTGTCCTACAAGAGAAGTACGAATCAACCCAGTGACAACAGTTCCAACCGTGACAACCACCACAAGCACAGAAGTCACTTAATCCAGGACCACTGATGTATGACTTACATCCGTCAAAACCACCTCTAGATGGGTGACGACACGTACCACCTGCTACACAGATGTCGTAACAACAGTTATCTAGTTGGGAGACTCCTTGTACTTGAGCACAAACGGTACATGATTGATACTGTCCAGAGAACCCGTTCCAAGCAATTGAACAACAACATGTACCAGAGCCACCTCCTCCACCGCCCCAGAGTTCGAACTTAACTTTACAAATGCAGCAAGCAGGAACGCACCATCTTATACGCTGCCAGTCATAGTTGTAAGAACTTCCGAACTCCCAACAGTGGTTGCCTCTGTAATATAGTTGATGTTGCCCACCTCCCATATAAGTCTGAATAGGGACTATATTGGAATCAGGTACATCTAATAAATCTCGTAAACTTGACATTTCGGCTACCCGTTATTTTTATTAATTGGACAGTATGGACCATCCGTAAGCAGAGCCTGTATAGATCAGTTCAAGTGAAGCATTTTTAATGTCGAAATCTAAGTTTTCTGCTAAGTTAGCAATTTTGTGACCATTGCGATCAACTGTTACTTTATTAGTGTCACAATTTCCAGCAGCATCAATTAAATTGATACGATCACCAATCTTACCATTTGCAGGTAAAGTAATAGTGAATGCTGATCCTGTTGTGTCAAGTAATAATATTTGTCCAGATAAAACTGAATGAGCAGATGTTACTGCTACAGTTTCTCTAGTATCAGATACTGGTGTAAGGTTGCGTCCCATTTTTCTAATATCTCCGTGTGTTTCTATTTATTGAATTAGGCAGTTGATTCTTCAACACCGTAAGCAGAGATACTCACGCCAGTTGTGTCTGAGAAAGCAACGAGTTTTTTGCCAGTTTGCATGGCGAATCCAGTTCTTTCAAGAACTCCATATCCTCCAATCTCAGCATTGTACTCAACATACTCAGCTGCAGTTGGTGTATCAGCAGCCGCAATAGCGACTCTTACGTCAACAGCAGTTGCGTTAGTATTCACAATGTTGAAATTACAATATGCTACTGTACTTGCTGGTACAGTATATATTGTTGTTAATGTGTTTGCGGCTAGGGATGATTGAGTCCCCAAAATTCCAGAAGCCATTTATCTATTCTCCGTGTAGCAGATGTAGTGGTTATATGATATTTATAAAGTGGGGGATCAAACAGACCCTGCCCAGAAGACGTATCCTTTTGTAGTACGTGTTGAATCGACGTAAGTCTTAACAGCACGTTGTGTAGGAACTTTTTGGTTTGAGTTAGCAGAAAGTGTAACGTCAGAAGAAAATTCTGTGATACTTTCACCCAACTGAGCACCGATAGAACCCAATCTCAAGGATGACAGACCAGATAGGTCAAAGGATGATGCGTTCAATGTAGTTGAACCAGTTGCCTG